CTTAAATCTAATCGTTGCACTGCTTCCTCTAATGATAAAACACGAGAATTGCCCATATAAGGCAGAAATTGTCGTTCAGTCCATTCCCATGCTTTATTCATCTTCTTTATAAATTCAGGTGTTAATCTTATTTCATGTTTGCCATATTTGGCGAGTGAAATGTAAGCTGCTTGCTCATTTGGTATTGGTAAATTCCACTCAGGTGATATTTGTATATTTTCCTGATCTAAGAAGATTTTAACTTGAGGATCAAGTCCTCGTCGATTTTTATAGCGCATTTGTCTTGATGTGAAACAGACATAATTAAAGTAAGTTTCATCAACCATTGTTGCATGTAAGTCTGACACATCAAATGAACCCCAAATAATTTGTCTCCCCTCTGGTAACACATAACGTGCAGGGTATCTCAACCAGAATGGAGAGCTTTTCTCTACCAATTCTATCGGGAGTGGGGGCGCAACTGAAAATCCAAACCTATGTGCATAGTTTGGCTTCCATTCTTTGCAAATTCAATCATTTCAGGTGTAACTTTTTCAAATCGTCCAAAACTTTTTCCATCACCATGTGTCCAAAATCCGACTACTTGTCCGTCAGAATTTAATACTGGAGATGTACAATCACCATCACGTGTTCGTGCGTTGCACCATCCTTCAGGACTAGCAAAACCAGTGACTGCGTCTGGATGGTCATTTTGTCCATTTCCATAACCATAAACAGTTACAATTGCAGCATCTTCTAACACTTTCATTGACGATCCTTTAAAAGGAGAAGCATATCCACTAACTGGAAAACATGCTAATTGATCTCCAAAGACCATCATTTCTTTTCCTTCAAACTCAAAAGTGTGACAATGATTAACTGCTCTATACTTAGCTGAAATATCCTCATTCATACAATGCAATACAACCCACATTTTATTGCCAATATGCGTACCTGTACAACAATATTGAGCTTTTCCATCAATAATCTGATAGAATTTAAAAACTCCCGCTGCTAATTGATATGGATTAAAAGCTTGTGGTTTGAGATTAACATTCAGAGCTTTCTTAGCTGCTGTACAGAATGTTAAAATATCGCTTGCTTTTGCTTGGAGGGGCTGCTTAGATTTTCTAATCTTATTTCTAACTTGCGCTTCCCCCTCCTTTTGTGGTATAACAATTACTGTTGATTGACCTTTGAGGTTTTTACGAGTTTCTTTCCTTTCTCTTTTCATCCCCTCAAAACCTTTTTGGGCAGCAACATAAGCTCTTTGTGTTAACTTATCTGCTTGTTTTCTCCCAACAGGTGCATAACCATATTCCTCATCATTTCTATCCATTCTTTCATCATCAGAATAATCATTAGGTTCTTCGAAATGATCGTACTGATCATCAATATCTGCTCCACCAGACTGAACTATAAACTTTCGTTTACCATTTCGTTTACGTTGTGCATTTCCTCTTTTCTTGCCTCGATTCTTTCCTTGCGTACTAATCGGTATTTCTGTAAGATCAGCAGTAGAAATAGTTTTACTAGATACCATCTTCATGGCACTAGTCAAAACCATTATGAACAACATAAACTTAACAAATCTTTTTCCTTGGGTTCTCCACCAAGCGAGAAGAATTGCCAGTAATTGACCTTGGGGAACTTTTTGTACAATAGGGTCTCGCATCCCTGGAACTCGTTTGCCATCTTTAGCATATGTCCAGGTTGCTGCCGTAATTACTGTATTTGTATCCTGTTCACCCTTAAGAGGAACCATTGCATAGAAAACATCATATGGCAGTTGACATAACTCACGCCAAAACCATCCAAACCATGTCTCTTTATGAGTAACATGAGTAGGAAAGGTCTTCTTTCCTTTCTCAGTTTTCCATGAAACCAATTTAATTGTAGTGTTATCCTCTGGTTCGTCATCCCAAAGTCCTTTAAAGATAGCCGCATATTCCGAAAAATAAACTTCCCACCAATTCGACCAGGTCATCTTTTCATAACCTTCAAAATGTTGTGGTTTTAATTCTTTTGTTACTTTTCCTTTATCTACCTTTTGTTGAATATCTGCATAATCATCTGTTCCCATTCGTTCCTTTACTTGTTGGTCTAGATCTCCACCATCACCAAATTTCGGTGGCAATACAGTACGTTCTGGATCATCAACTTTCTTCACTGGTCGTTTCTTCAAAACTTTGCCAGTTTCATCATCTTGATGTTCATCAAAGAAATCATTGAGAGCTCGTTCATTAATCTCAT